ATGACTAGCATGCTTGAAAAATTCGGTATGTTTAATGCTCTGGGCATTGAGTCAATAGATACGGTAGCTTCTCACCAAGAAATAAAACAAGAATACGAAAACATGAGTCAAGCTGAAAAGTATTGGCTGCGAGCAATGAACGTATTCGGTGGTGTGCAAACATACATGCTTGATACTGACCAACAAATGAGGTTAGTAGCAGGGTTCCGAACAGAGTACAACAAGATACTTAAAGACATGCAAGAAATAGGTATTGACATACCTACGATGGACGAGCTAAGACTTGCAGGAAATTACGCAGAAGCTGACCAGTTCTTTTCATTACAACTTTACTCAGCAGATCCAGTAACAGCAGAACAACGAGCTGTTGGGGCAGAGGGTAGGAGAATAGGAACAGAACATTACGGAATCGACATGTACGAATCAGCCAAGTACGCAAAGAACGATGAAGAACGGTTAGAAGAAGTCGAAGTAGCACTCAAAATATTTACAAGCATGATCAATAGAGGACGAGGCGAAGAGTTCGGACTACCGTTAATACAACCTAGCGCTGACGATATACTTAGAATTGCGCTACAACATCCTTCCCTGGGAATTGGCAACGAAGAACTAGGCATACTAGGAATCGAACAATTCTACGACAACGTATTTATACCGGAGGAAGTTGAAGAAAAAAATATGCAAGCAGGTATTGCTAGAACAGTTTCTTTATTTGACATGCTAGGCATTGACCTCTCATACGTACAACAAATACGCCCCGTAATGAGCGAAGCAGAACGACTGTTCCGACAGGGGCATGAAATGGGTCTACCTACTGAGGCAGTCATTGGTTACATGTGGGAAGAGATGAGCAAAAGAGAACAGTTCACTATCTTTGGTCCCGAAGGAATGGAACACTGGGCGACTGGTAAAGGTGTAATGACACAAAAAGAAGCTGAAGAGATGAATAAAAAACTAAGCGACGCAGCTTTCAATTACATGGCCGTAGCATTCTCAATGGGACTACGACCCAAACCAAACGACGTACTATTCATGCTCATATACGGAACACAAGAACTAACGCAAGCACAAAGGGAAAGATTAGGACTACTCCCCGCACCAGTAATGCCTCAAGCTGAAGACCCCCGCACACAACAACTTAAAGACTTCCAAACATTAGTCACCGCAGAAGGTATGGCGCAACAAGGGTTCAGTCAGTATCTTCCACAGGGCTTTCGATAATTTCAGCTTCTATTTCCAGCACATCAATACGATCACGCCTAGCTTGCAACGTGCCAATAAGCTCACGAATAGTATTCGTAGCCTCAAGCACATGCGTATGTGTAGACTCAACCTCAACCTTAGAAGTACGAGATTCTCTAGCCTCACGCCTACGCTTCAAAGAACGATACTCTTTAATCATAGACGAATCACCAGCCACAGCCATCTCACGCATACGTCTTTCAACCTGATCAAACGCAGCTTCTTCAGCGTCAAGCATCTGATCAGCAAATTCGATATCACGTTTCTCATGCCGACGCAATGTTTGCATAGTGATACCAGCATCAGCGCAAGCTTCAGCCCTGGTTTTACCTGTAGCTATAGCCATAAGTAAAGTGCTACGAGTAGCTGGATTATCTAAAGCTATTTGTCTACTCATCAATCTCCCATTACCTGTTCATATTCTACTAGATAGACTCTTTTTTGTTTGCCATTGTTAAAGACACGTTCTTTCTTGGCATGCATATGATCCTCCAACCACCTGCCAAAAGCTGTATGTTTCTCAAAAGGTATAGGAAGCTTCGGACCCCAAGGGGCATTTTGAATACGCATTAGTTCCACAGTAGATATAGCAATGCGTTCTTCAAAGGAGAATACAGCTCGTTCATCAGACTCATAAGCCCAACGGATCAATTCAAGAATTGGATTCTCATCGGCAGCTACTTTAGCATCATGAATTATCAAGTCCCAATTAGGATCAGGAAGTTGCCAGTTCATATCTAAATCTAGTTGCAGGTACTCAACGAAATCACTTAACAAATCGTAACCATATTGTAATACTTTCAAATTATGTTGTTGCCTAGGAGCTAGCTCCTTAAAGTTACTGCTCTTAGGTAACTCAACCTTATTAGTATGACCATTAGCGTGTAACCATTTCAAGTAATGGTATCCAATAGATTGTTCCCACTCAAAGAAGTCTTTAGCTTCTTTGTTCTTACCTTCCATAGGTATATTAATAATAATACAACGATCAATATGGGACTTTTCAGATAACGTATCTTCTCCAGTGATAATGACAGGCACATCAGTTAAGATCTGAGTGACCTCAGCTCTGTTCCTATTCATAGACCCCTTAGTAGATACCTGACCAGTGTACGTATCACGTAACAACTGATCTAAAGTCTTCTTAGCATCATCTCTAGCACCAGGTCTGTACTCATCAAACCATATAGGGAAAGCATTAGAAGCCATAAAGTGTGCAGAGATAGCATAAGGTGTAGTTGTAGTAAGGTTAGAAGTTATCATAGAGCCACTAAATATGTAGTTCATTGTCATGGTTAAAGTAGTTTTACCAGACCCACTAGTACCAGATAAATGCAAGACAGGGAACTCTTTAAAGAGAGTACGTAATGGTGCAACAGCAAGCCAAGCCAGTATAGGAGTAGTAACTTCAAGCTTATGAAGGTCGATAAGGTTGCGTATTATATTTACGACTTGGGTAGGAGTGTGCCTATCAGGTAACTTTATAGAGTTGGTCTGACCCAGCATAAGCCCGCTATCTTTCTCAATGTAACGCCACTCTTGCTTACCTATAGAACCATCGGGCCAAACAAAATCGCCTCGATGTAATCCTGCTCTGGTCGTCATCCTTCCCACAGGTTTCAGTGTAGCCTGATCCAGTAGATAAGATCCTAGTTTCTGAGCATCTGTAGTGTTACCAAAGAACTGACGAGTATGACGTTGTGACCAATCAATAAGCTTCTGAACTGATCGGAACTCAATAGAAGTTAACGTGACCTTACGACCCGTCGGGAGTAACGAACCTTCCACAGCCCATGACTCAGAATCTTCACCGATAAGAAACCGTTCTATATCAATAGCCCAATTAGTTAGCTCTGTCCCGTGGGAACCATCAGCAGTTAAACGACGATAACAATTACCAACCTGAATAACTTTCTGAGGCTCACCAAAAGGCATCTGCCATTCACCAAAGACGTCCCTGATATCTTCTTCCTCCATATCAGCCACATCTTTATTATCTGGCAACGGTGTTAACGTCACAGTAGCTCCATGATCATACAACCACTGTGCTACTTGCGCCCTTCCAGAAGTACCTGCAGAATCCCCATCGAATACAATAGTTATATGGCGTTGATTCCATACAGAATCTTCATACACACCTAATAACTCTTGAACATTTTGGTTAGCACCTGGGAAGCCAACGACTACATACTCGTCACCATACAGGTAATCCATAACCCAAGTATCTGATTCACCTTCGCATATAACTATGGGATCATTGGTATATTTCAAACGATTCAACGTATACCTATTGGCATACAAGGCCATCTTTGAACCAACACCAGCTCGTTTACCGCCACTACGTGACAAAGTTTTATACCCTATGATGCTGTTATTAATATCGTAGTAAGGGACCCACACCATCTCGTTAGCCATGACATGAACATCAAAATGAGTTCGTAAATACCCGACAGGGGGCAAACAAGGGTGGGTCTTGGAGTAATAATGATGCCAGATTTGAGCTGCTGCATCATCATGATTAGGATTTGGCCACCTGAATTCACGTTGATTCATAGCAGCAGACGTATCATACTCAATGCCAGATGAAAGCTGAGTAGCATACAGCAGCCGTGCTAAATCGACAGCTTGATCAGTAGACCAGTTAGGTTCAAAGCGAAGTATTAAATCTATACCTGAACCTTGCCATCCTTCGGCAAAATCGCCAACCCTCCACTCTGAAGACCTACTCCTAAATACATCAAGTGAAGGGTTGGCGTCGTCCCTAAAGGGAGACACATAACTTAAGCGCAATCGCCCAATAATTTCAGGGTCATGACCAAAGTATGTGAGGACTTGAGCCGGATGCAGCTCCTTCCGTAGAGTTCTAGCATTCGCTTGATTAGCTACGGAATTCGCTACATCCGGTGTCATCAATCCCCCTTTAGAATTCTTCTACAGCTCCGTTATCAACAGCTATATATGTGCAACGTAGCCAAGGATCTCCACCATCTTGATTCTCTTCAAAGGTAGTGCGAACCTTAAGCTTAGCTCCCATTAAGGTTGACTCGATACGAGTCTCATCTGGATCTGATGCCCAGAAAGCTTCTGTAAGTACAGGAGATGCAGCTTCTAGCTTTGCGAATGCCATAGCATTTGCTCTACTATTAGCTGAGAAATACGTTCCATCCCAGAAACGTTCTCCGCTGTCTTCTCCACCTATGACTTCAAGCCATAAGTTTACGGAAGGATAACCATTCCGTGTTTCTCCGTTGCGTACCTCAACGACAACAACAGTGTATTCGCTACCCTCTTCGGGTTTCCACCGTTCCTGCGCTCCAGCACGCAAATTACTAAATGAAGGCATATGTTACCTCTCACTTTCTTCTCTTTATTTATTGAGACTTGTTATTATTTTTTCTATTGTAGGGTCTACAATATACCCTTTAGGGTACTCTTCTGCAATTTGCCATAAGCGACACTTCGCATCAATTAAATCAGTAGGTTCAAAGTACAACAGTTGACGCAACTTGTCATCCTTATCCCTCTGCATTTTCATATGACCATGTATATCTACTAAACCTGGCAATCGTTTCCTGATCTGTCCCTCCAGAAGCGGACGCATAAAATGAGCCTCCCGATCTGTAGCTGATATCAAACAAACGTTGATAGGTTTGTTAGCGCTGGGTTCAACGCATGACAATAAATCTTCACATTGCATGAGCATATGATTCAATACCCTGTTCCACGCATGAAACGTGAACTCAGCGTCTGGGTTAAATTTCTGGCCAGGCTGTTGTAATTCTCGTTTTAATTTCGTTTGGAAGAGAGTAAGGCTATCCATAGTAAATGTCTCAAATGGATGGTCACCCACCTTCAGGTAATCAATGAGAAACTGGAAGTCATCCTCTTCTTTAATTGGATAGACAACAGTTTCAGGTATGCTCTCTTGATCCCAGTCAGACCAGAGTTGTTTATACCCACCATATTTTGACTTGAAGGCTGCGCCTTCTACATCTGCCACTAAACGTGGACCTGGACCAGTCAACCCGAAGGCTGTTTTACCTGATCCAAAGACCCCATGAATGTGAAGATACACTTTTAAATCACTCATTAGTTCCTTTCTTATGATCGATTTCGATTACGTATTCCCAATCTTGGTTAGCACTTTTCGCCTCACATGCATCATAAAAGTTGCACATTGAGGGACAAGTCCAAGTAGGTGAAGGTAAGTGTACAACGTCATTACTTATTTGCCACATCAAATGATTAATTTCATCCTCAGCAATCTGAATTCTTTCAGAATCAAAACGCATTTGATTCAACTGAACATAAGGAGGCTTAGCTTTACCTCTGTCTTTGATCTTCTTGATACGAAGATGCCCACCAAAAGCAACAGGTCCATGCTTCGCCTCCATGATGATAGCCATTGCACGCATCTGCCAATCAGCATTCATCGGAGCTTGATCAACAGACGTACCAGTCTTATAATCAATGATCCCTATCTGGTTAGTGACCCGATCAAGTACAATAAGATCAGGACGACAGCGAAGCTCCCAACCCAAGTCAAGCATGTGAGCATAATCTTCCTCCATCGAAACAATTTCATAACGATCAAAGAACTTATCTTCCTCAAACCACAAGAATGTATTCAAAGCCATCGCTTTAGCATAAGGAACTATCTTTGTATAGATCTCAGTCTGAACAATTTCATTATCTGTATAAGCAGCTACCCAAGAATCAATCTCTCTACTAGCTACAGTAATAGCAGACATAGAACCACACTCAGGCTTCATAAAGGTAGGCAACCCCACCTCTATGAGATAGTGAACAAGAGAACCAAGGCACATAGCGTTAGCTTTCTTCGGCCCATCATATTCCCAACTGTCTTCACGCTGCCACTTAAACTTACGAGCGCATTGGCTATAAGCAACAAGCCCAGTAGCAGACACACTCATCTCTGCAGGGTCAAGACGTTCACCCTTATCATTAAACCTTTTAACTATCGTTAGCGACATACTTTTCCATATCTTCCCAAGCCTCACGATGCCCACACTCGGCACAAACATGGGTCTTATTATCTCTTCTACTTAACGCCACAAATGGGTGGTTCATTCGACCACCACATGCAGGGCAATAATTAAATTCAAACGTCATATCTCTCATCAACCCATTTCTTTAAACGATCATTCATCGCTATAACACAGTCATCATACTGATCATAAATAGTGCTACCTGCCATCACACAACTACTACTAGATGGTGAATCACCAGGAACATCCATCATCAAGGAATAAAAATACTCAAATCTGCCAGGCACTCCCTGAACAGGGCGCTTAACAACCTCAGCATTTACAATGAGCTTCTGCCCATGATCATGATCAAGAGTTTTCTTCATTGTTTCTTTTGGCATATCATTATATGAATACGGTTCTCTAGTTATTTCCATTTTAATTTCCTTTCTTTTTATTAGAACTTTTTATTTTTTTAAGGAATTATTTCAGGACTATTCCCTTTATCAGCTATACGTAATCGAGAATAGCCACGACAACTTTGACATTGCATCTGAACATACCGCATAGTCTTAGTCACCTTATATCCACGACGCATCATACGATTACTACCACAAGTAGGGCA